ATGTTTATAGACCTATCGGGATGGATTGGTTTTATAATGGCTACTGGGCGATCAATGATTTAGAGGATACTGCAAAACAGTTTCTTGATATAGAAACAACTGTGCTGGCTGACAAAACCCCTGCTTTGAATGTTGTTAATAATATGCAGGATCAAGTGCACCATGTATATGATCCGGGGTTGGGGTCAACGCATAAAGCAATTACTTTAGATAGATTTAAAGAAATTGATTTTGATTATGTTATTGCTTCAATCCCGCAGCACATACCTTTATATCAGGACTTGATAAGTAAGTATCAGCCAAGGGCTAAGCTTATAGTCCATGTAGGTAATAACTGGTCAGAAAGTTTTGTAAGCGGTCACAATGTCCTTGCGTCTATTAAAAAAAGAGACTGGTCATCTGTTAATGCTGTGTATTACCATCAAGAGTTTGACTTGGATATATTTAAGCCCTATAAGTATTATGGGGTGAGTAAAGTCAGTAGTTATATCAATGTTTTGCAAAACATGCCGCAAGGTCATCTTGATTTTAATATATTAGAAAAAGAGTTGCAGGGGCAGGTGATTTTTAAAAGCTATGGCGGTCAGTGCAGGGATGGAAATTTTGCCGGCCCTAAATTACTGGCTGACTCTATGAGGCAGAATGATTTGATATTTCATGTAAAAGATGGGGGTGATGGTTATGGTCATATTCTGTACAATGCGTATGCCTGTGGCAAGCCTATTATCACAAGAAGCTCTTTTTATAAGGATTGCTTGGGCGAGGAACTGTTTAATAAAAACAACTTTATTGATTTAGATACAATGAGCCATTCTGATGCAGCGCAAGCTGTTGCTAATTTAATCACCAACCGTGATTTGCTGGATGATATGTCTGAGAGTGCGTATCGGTCTTTTATAAATGCCGTTGATTTTCAACATGATGCTAATAAAGTTGGCGAATGGATGTTTAATTTATAGTAGTTGTTGGCAACTGTGTGTCACCAGTGTGTTATCATTGTGATTAATCTTTAACGAAATAGGAGAAATATGTTAATTGTAGACAAGCGTAAGGGCGACACGATGCCTATCCATGATGTTATTCCGACTCCCAGCATCGGTTTGAACCGGGCCTTGGGTGGCGGTTTAAATACTGGTGCGACTCATTTGTTTTGGGGTACGCCTTCGGTGGGTAAGACGACTATGTGTTTTCGGATTATGGCGGAGGCGCAGAGGATGGGGTATCGTCCTGTGATTGTTGATTCTGAGTCTTCTTATAATGATGCGTATGCTGAGAAGTGTGGTTTGGATATTAGTGATGTGGTGGTGATTCAGTCTACTATTGTTGAGGATATCATGAAGAATTTGATTGGGTATCTGACGGATGATAAGGAGAAGCATATTTTTTTGTTTGATTCTTTGTCTAATATTGTGAAGGAAGAGTTTTATGATAAGCCTGAGGGTGGTAAGGCGATGGGTTTGTCGGCTCGTTCGCAGGGCTATTTTTTGCAGAAGTTGGTGAATTATTTGCATAAGGAGCGCAATATTATGTTGTTTGTTGCTCATCAAACGGTTGATTTGAGTGGTATGTATGCGATTACGAAGGCGAAGATGGGTAATACGGTTCATCATAATATGCATAATATTGTTAAGTTGTTTCTCTCTATGTCCAAGGGCGAGATGGAGCGTGAGGATAATAATATGATTACTTCTCAACGGGCGACTTGGACTGTTGAAAAGACGAAGCAGATTCCGACTATTGGTGCTACGGGTTATTATTATGTGCTGCCACAAATGGGGATGATTGATCGTAAGCGTGAGCTTATTGATATTGCTATTGATATGGGTGTTATTGTCCGTAAGGGTGCTTGGTATGCTTATGAGGATAGTAAGTGGAATGGGTTGGGTGCGATTGATTTGTCTGATGAGCAGGTTGAAGATATTGGGAAGAAGATTCTGTAGTGGTGTTTGCGTGATTGTTATTGGTGTGAGAACATATCTGTGCCATTGTGCACAGCCTGTTCCTCAGGATCCTTTTTGTGGTGACAGGGGGGTGGAGGATGATGAATAGGAGTTTGTATGAGAAAAAAGATTATGCAAAGAATCGAGGACTTGGAGATTCAGGAGAAGCGTATTCGCAGGGCTTTGGAGATTCAGACGAGTCGGTATTGGAAAGAGTATTATCTTGCGGAGCAGTTGTATGACGCGCTGGTATTTTGTTCGTCTGATAAGGATTCGTTTGTTATCCGGCGCTTGGAAGCAATTCGGGCACATGAAGAAGCTAGAGGCAGCAAGAAAAGAAGTTCCTAGTGAAAAGAACTGAGCAAGAGGAAATTAAGAGGGATAAGGCGAAAGCTGTTAAGAACTCTGGTCGTGGGATTAGGAAGGGTGATGCTTCGTTGAATAAGTTTCTTTTGGATTATAAACATAATGAGAAGACTTTTACTTTAACTTTGAAGGCGTGGGCTAAGATGCGTAAGGATGCATGGAATTCTAACTATAAATATCCTTGTATTTCTGTTGTGTTCGGAGAGAATTCGGAGACAAAGGTCGCTATAATAGATTGGGAAGTGTTTCAGGAACTTGTGAAGGGAAGCGATTATGAGTAAAGCAAAGAAGTATGTGCTTTTTTGTGACAAAATGTCTCATTGGCGGTCTTTTGGTGTGAGTTATAACTGGGATGACGGTCATTATTTTGGTTTTTATGTGTACAAGTATCATATTGGAGTACAGAAGACTTTAGTGAAGCAGGCTGTTGTTAAGACAGAAGATCTTAGAAAGGATCAGTAAGTGCCCGATATTATTGTTGATACAGAGTTTCTTGCCCAGCAGATGGGTGAGAAGTCAAAAGAGTTTATTGATTGCATCCGGATTGTTCAGGACATTGTTGAGAACCCTGAGCAGTATATTGGTATGCAGGCCATCAAGTATGCCAATATTTTAGCTGGGTATAGAACTTTGATGATTGTAAAATCCCAGGCTTTTAAAAGAAGATCTACTATTATGAGCGAGCAAGACAAGTTTGTTAATGATATTTGGAAGACAATGTATGAAGCTTTAACCGAAAATATAAACGCCCTTAAACTGGCAGCAAAAGGAATGAATCAATGAAAGCTCTACAGCAGTTACGCAACCCTAAGGCGGTAGCCCCGGTTAGTGAAGAAGTCATTATGAAAGATTTGGTCGTTGCTATCAATGAGCATCTATCTCTTCGTAATGAAACTAAATTTAAGCAAGTTAAGGGTTTTCATCCTAGTTACACAAACCAGTGTGCTAGGTATTGGTATTATATGTTTGAAGGGGTCAATGTAACCCCGTCATTTAGTCCTCAGACATATCGTATTTTTGATAATGGTCATGCAGTCCATGAGAGGCTTTATAGTTATCTCAGAGATATGGGTATCCTTATTGCGGAAGAAATTCGTGTTAATCATGATAGTCCACCAATTGAGGGCACTGCGGATGGTATAATTAATTGGTATGGAGAGAAACTGATTGAACTTAAATCAATAAGTCAAGAAGGTTTTCACTACAGACAATTACATAATAAACCAAAGGACGAACATTACCGACAAGCCCAAATATACATGGAGTGCTTAAATCTTGACTCAGGATTTGTAATCTATGAAAACAAAAATAACCAACAAATTCTTCCTATCTTTATTGAGAGGGATCAAGAGTTTATTGACAAACTATTTAAAAAATATAGGAAATTCTATAGCTCATATTTGAGTCAAGAAATTCCAGTGCAACCATACAAGAGGACATCGGCTAACTGTAACTCTTGTGACTTGGTTGCTCACTGCTGGGCAGAAGGGGTGCAAGATGATAATGGAAGAGGGGACGAACCGTTCTAGGTATTATTTATGCGAATTGACAGATGTTTAATGAAGAAGTTAAAATCTGTGCTTATGAAGAATGCAACAAAAAATTTCATGCAAAAGTCTACAATGCGATTTATTGCTCTCCGGAATGTCGGAAAGTTGTAACCAACAGAAATCTTTTAGCAAGTTATTATGAGAAAAAGGCTAATAAAGATAAGAAAAGGGTATGCAAGAACAAATCATGCGATACCGTATTATCTAGATACAATAAAGAATTAATTTGTGAATCTTGCAAGCGAGAGCGTTTTGTAAAAAGATTGGTCTCATGGGGCTGGTCGGAAGAAAACGCCAGGCGAGGCATGGATTGAGTCTTAAATCAGTAGTGTCTTCAATAAAGGAAACACGCATCCTTGCAATAGATCCCTCATCCCACTCATTAGCTTGGGTTATTTATGATGTTAGTAGTGATAAGATAGTTTTAATTACATGCGGCAAAATCGATTATAAAAAAGATAAAAACATCTCTATGAAGTTCTCTGCCATCCATACTGGGCTTGATGAGATTGTTGAAAAGTATAGTCCAAAGCATGCAATTATTGAGCAATCAATCTATGTTCAAAATTTTGAAACGAGTCGGATAATCTCTTATATTATCGGTTACAGCTGGGGTGTTCTTAGCGGGGGGCGATGCACCGTATCTGATGTCAATCCACTTACATGGAAATCAGGTATTGGTTATAAAAATCTTTCAAAGAAAGACGCTGAGATATTTGGAGATAACGGAGAAAAGGGATCGCTGCAAATTAAATTAAAAAATGAAAGAAAGAAGAGGGTTCGGGATATTGTTACAAAATATTTTGCAGAAGGCGATATTGGCATTAATGATGATGATATTATAGATGCTGCAGGTATTGGTTTATGGTACGCAACGAAAAAGATACAGCAGGTCACTAATGGCGAATGAACCATATAAGGACCGAAGTTTTCTTTACGAGATGTATGTCCAGAGAAGGATGAACTTAACTGATATTTGCAAACACTTGAAGGAAAGTTATAATATTGAGGTTAGTCCTCAAGCTATTTATAACTGGGTTAAGAAGTATGATTTACTTAAGTTTCGAGGCAAGGGTAGGAATCTTGGTGCCGGTGGACCCAAGAGAGCCAAATCTCAGGCCCAGATTGATGCAGAGAAGCGTAAGAGAGAACTGAGAAAAAGAGCTGAGAATCAGAGAAAAGGAATGGGAAGATGAAAAGAGCTGTTACTACTAAAGATATTTATGGTTTTGCAAAGCTGGATATGATCTATAATCAAGTCCGGGTTATTGAAGCAAAGCAGAATGAAACAAAATATAAGTGCTTAGGCTCAGGTGAGTGTTGCAGCATAGGTTTGGTTATTCACATGGGTGAGTGCGCAAACATTGCTTTTAAACTGCGTCAACAGTACTACCTGTATCTTGAAGATAAAGGTAAAGAGCATGCTGATACATGGATGGACGGAGTGGTTTCATCATTAAAGGAAGCAATGTTCGATAAAGATTGGGTAGCTGGCGGGGAGACGAAGCGCAAGTGTGCTTTCTATAAAGGTGGATGTACTATATATGGATACCGCCCTATGGTTTGCAGAACATTCGGGACGATCACTACAGTAGATAATTACTGCCCAAGAATCAGAAATGCTCATGGGTCTATTGATTTTTTCTCTGGCGATGCTGTTGTTAAGGTGATTGAGCAGTTTCAAGACTACCTGAAAGAATACTCGGAAGGTAAAGATTCTGGGTATAATATGGTTGTTTATATGCCGCTTGGCGTTCTTAGCTTTATGCTACCCCCAGAAGAATTGATTGAATTAGAGCAAACTACTGATCCAAAATTCTGGAAAGCAGTTGAAGCCTGGTATAACTATAGAGTTGAGTTTGTAAAACTTCACGGTTATGACTATGAAACTCTTGAGAAAGAGGCAGAGATTTATGGTGTCCCTTTGAAGTTCCCTAAGTTTGATCCTATAGAAGTTGATGAAGTAATAGCATAAACATAAATATCCGTAGGTTTATGTGATAAAATGTTATACAAGCTATGTCAGACATTGAACGATATCAAGGTGAAACACTTTTAGATGAATTAAAGCAGGTTGAAGAAGCCGGCTTACTTTATGTTAAAGGCTATAACTATGCCGAAATTTCGACCCTCCTTTCTTTAAATATTGATAAAACAAAATCATATATTAAAGAATACAAAAAGATTCTAAATCGTCAGGCAGAGGATGACCCATATTTTCTAGAGAAGCTACAGTTCAACACTATTAAAGCTCTGCAAGAATTTGACCAGTTGAGCAAGGAAGCTTGGGAAACTGTAAACATTGCAACCGATCATGGAATGATCCCGGCAAGAATTCAGGCTATCAAACTGGCTGGGGAGCTTGCGACAAAGAAAGCGCAACTTCATAAACTTCTTACGGGCAATACCACCGATAATCAATACATTGCAAGAATGCAGAAAGCTGAGAATGTAAATCAAATCTTATCCAAAGTCTTGAGGGATGTCATCTCGATACACCCAGAGATTGCAAACGAAGTTCGTAAGGAATTAGAAATTGCATTCCAGATTATGGATATGGATAATGGTTAAAGTTCGTGACCGACAGGCGGAAATGCAAAGAGAGAAGCATATCTTTGTTTCTCCAGATGACGCAATCAAATTAACGCTGGACGAGGCTATTGATATTAGCAACAAGATATTTGAGTATGCCTTGACGAAGTATCCAAAAATAATTTATAAGACTTGTTTATTTTCTGGTGGATCAGATAGCACAGTGTTGTTACATCTATTTAAAAATAAAATTGATGCTGCAGTACATATCAACACTGGCATCGGTGTGGAAGACACTCGTAAATTTGTTCGTGAAACCTGCAGCAGTATTGGCGTGAAGCTGATCGAGCAACACCCTCCGCAAGGTCATACTTATGTTGACTACATTACTAAATACGGATTCCCTGGCCCAGCATCGCATACCAGAGTTTATTCCTCGCTTAAAGAGCGGGCTTTAAGAAATGTTCGCAAGTCTGTTATCAAGAATGGCAAGAGAGAAAATATTGCTTTCATTGCCGGCATGAGGTACTTTGAGTCAGAGCGGCGCAAAGTTAATACTTTTGATTTAATGAAAGAATATTCTGTAATATGGATCTCACCAATAAATCACTGGACTGATTCTCACATGCAAGAATACAGAGAGCGCCATAGTGTCCAGACCAATCCAGTATCAAACAATCTTCATATGTCTGGAGAATGCTTGTGCGGTTGCTATGCCAAGCCGGGCGAATTTGAAATGTTAAAGTTTTTCTATCCAGAAACTGCTGACTACATCACCTCACTTGAGGCAATGGTGCAAAACTCTGGTTTAGCGAATAATAAATGGGGAGTGAAGACTTCTAAGAAGAAAAAGAAATCTCTCCCTCTATGCGTCGATTGCGAGATTAATTCATAAAATGAATAGGGAAAACGCTCTCATAAAGGTTTATAAAATGAGACCCATTTTAAGCCCTCATAAAGGTATAAAACTACCATGTCAGAAGTTATCGGAGGATTCATATGAGTGATTTCATGGGAATGAACCTTGACTTAAAAGATTTTGATCGTCTTTTGCGTCAAGATGATCTTACCGAAACTCCTGTAGATATTCAAACATTTGTACAAGATAAAGAATATTTAGGTTTGCCCCCGCTTTCTGATATTCAATTGGAAATTGTAAGACATTCTACACAGATTTATAAAGAGCGTACATTAATTTCTATCTTAGGGGAAGAAGCGGGAAAAGAATGGTATCAAAAATATACTGACAATGAAATTATTTGTATGCTTGGTAAAGG